CTTTTTACTCTAAAAAATGATGAAGAGTTTCAAACATTGATAGATTCTTTAAATAAAGAACAATCAATATATTTTTTAGTTAATTCTGTGAAACACGCGCATAGACAAGGATTATATACATTAGAAGAGTCCGAAATTATTTCAAAATGTATACGAAAAATTTATTCACCTGAAATAATACAAAATGATGTAAACGAAAAAAGGGACGAATAATCGTCCCTTTTTTATTGTTTAGATATGTTAGATTATCTCAATTCTCTCAAATCGAATGTTCTAACACCATCAACAGTCACTTTACCGTAGAAACGGTTGTTAACCATCTTCTTAGCGTATCTTGTCATGATACCTTTGATTGGTGTGAAGTTGAATGGGTTATACATTGTTGGAGTTAACTGTAGAGGAACATATGGTGCGTATACATAACCAGTGTCTAACAATGAGTTACCTTTGTGTCCAATCAACAATGTGTTTGCTGGGAAGTAAGGGTCTCTGTAAACCTGATATCTACCTGCCAATGTACCAACTCTTTCAATACCCATGTTGTATTGGTCTTGCTCAGGAGCTGCGTTTGATACGTGGAAGTATTCCAAATCATCAAAAATTGCACTGATTTCAGAAGATACAACAATCCAGTTAGCTCCGCCTCTTAAAGTAGATTTGTGGATTTGTGCTGACAATTGGTTGATTGCTGTAATCAAAGTCTGATTCCAATCTTTTTGTGTGTATTGTGTTAATGGATTTGCAGTTGTACCTCTTTTCCAACCGTTGTAATCCCATCTCAAAGTCCATGCTGCACCTTTTCTCAAATCTCTCAAGATTTCTCTATCAATTTCTGCTGCAACTTGCTCAGACAATAAAGCTGTTAATTCAGCTTCAGCGTCAATGTTGTGGAATGCTGCAACGTCTTGTGCTAATTCAGGAGACCATTGTGCTCTCAATTTTCTTTCAGTTACAGAAACTGTTACTGATTCCAAATCAAAAGAAACTTCACCGATTTCATCTTCAAATTCTAAGTTTTGATAGATTCTGTAAGTAGCTGTAAACACGTTAGTAGTTGATGTATTTGCGTTTGTTGTAATACCCGAATATCCATCTAAAGAACCTGAACCTATTGAACATGGAACCTGTGTGTCAATTTCTAAGTAAATAACACCATTAGCATCACATATGTTGTCATAAGCACCACCGTTTCCACCGTAGTTACTTGATGTACCTGGGAAAGTAGTCGTTTGTTGTGAACCATATTCAACAATACCGTTACCATATTTTTGAGTAACAACTCTAAATAACAATGGACCACTACCTAATGTTGTTCCTGAGAAACCATTTATAACAGTACCTGCCACCGCACCTGCAGTAGTGTTTTGTTGAATTGTTAATCCAGCTAAGAATTCTTCAGTATCCATTTCGTTACCGTTAGGTCCGATTAATTTACCAGCACCTGCGTAGTTGAAACCTGACATACCAATCAATACTTTTCTAAACTCAGTACTTGCTGCATATCCTGATTGGATTAAATTACTACCGTTCCATACTACAGTTGTAGCTGTAATTGTTCTTGCACTAAACTTACCTTTAGAATAGTCAAATAACCCTGGAGGGTCTAATGCTGCTTCGTTACCTTCATAGAATCTATCATATAAATTCTTATCATTTGCACCATAACCAGTGTCAGGTGAAGAAGGTCCGTTAGGTGCTCCATAAGGTGCGAAGTGTGTACCACCCACAGTTGGGTCTTGACCCATGTCATAACCCTGAATTTTAGGTACGAAGTAGAACAATTTACCGATAGGTAAGTTCATAGCTTGTACTGATACGATGTCGTTAGCCAACAACTTAGAGAAAACTCTTCTTACGATTGGGAATACAACCGTTTCGAAAGAACCGTCTGAAGATGTGCTAGCAGCTTCGTTTATTAAGTGTGATGCTTGGTTTTCATAAAGTTGAGCGATGTTTTCTTTAACATGACCTCTCAAACCTTCTAGGAACCCAAGTCTGTCCCATTTGTTGATTGTATCTTCTTTGATAACTTTAAGGTGCTTAAGACCGATGTTACCAACAAGACCTGATTCTAATAATGCTCCCATTTTTTTATTTTTTTAAGTTTTGTTTAGTTTATTTTAATTTTGACATCAAATCTTTCATTCTTAAGAATTGTGGATTTTCATATGTCTTGTTTTCAACCAAGTTTGTTGAACCTTTAGTTGGTGTTCTATCAATAGATTCTACGATAGATTCTTTAACAACTTTATTCTCTTTACCACCTAATTCATTTTTTATTTGTGAATAAAGATTTTTTGATTCCTTGATTGTTTCGACGTTATCAAAACGTCTCATGATGTTTATTTTTTCTTGTTTAGTTGTAGAATGTTCTGTAAACAATCTAGTTGCGTATGCCAAGTTTGAATTGAAAACCGCTACCTCGTTAAGTTTTTCTCTGAAGATATTCAAAGCTTTTCTGTATTCTTCGTTTTTAAGTCTTAAAACTCTAACTTCTTCTTCTAAAGCTTTGTTAGTAACAACTTTCATTTTAGGAAGACCGTCTCTCTTAGGATAGTTTCTTGAACCATTACCATAAGTTCTTGAAGCTTCTTTCATTTCATCTTCACGTGTCTCAAAACCTGCATCATCTCTTCTTGATTTCATTGATTTTAAATCTTTTTTAGACAATGCCCCGTGTTCCATTCCTTCTTTTTCATCTTCATGGTCATCATAACCTTGACCTTCTTTAAATTCACCTTTTACGTATTTTTTAGCTTCAGGTGCTGATTTACCGTGAGGTCCTTTGTGAATGTTTTCACCCTTGAACGATACCTTACCAGGTCCTTTACCCATACCTACACCTACATAGGTTTTTTCTTTAGACTCCATCATACCTTCTTTTTCGTCATCGTCTTCATCATCGTCATCTGAGATTTCAATTTCATAAACAACTTCTTCAGTCATTTCGTCTGTTAAATCTTCATCTGAACCTAATGATAATTCATCAGATAAATCTTCTTCACCCCCACCAATAGGAAGTGTCATTGTGTCTGTTTGAGATAAAACATCAACATCTAACTCATCACCCATTTTTTGAACGATAAGCCTGTCACTGTCACCCATACCCATAACAATCTTCATTAATTCTTCATCTGATGCACCGACCATGTTTAAAGGTTCGATTTCATCACCCATCATGTCATCATCATCATCCATCATAGTGATATCATCTGTCATAGACATTTCACCACCAGCGTCGTCAGATGCTGTCATGTCGATAGTCATAGAATCTTCGTCTTCATCTTCTTTCATATCCATCATGTGGATACCTTCTGTGTTGTAAGATTCATCTGCCATCATTTCTTCGTCAGTCCCTTCAAATAGAGACTCTTTTACTAATTCTTCGATTTCTTCCTTCATTGTAGAAGCAAGTATTCCCTTTGCGTTTTCAGAAACTACATTTTCCAAATTCTTCATTTGTAAAAGAGCTTCTTCAACCAATGATTTTTTTTCTGAATTCATTTTTAGCAATAAAAATTTGTTTTATTTTTCATATAAATATATCCATTTGCTAAAAAAGTTAGTTTTGTGTGGGTGTTAAAATAAAAAAACCCGATTTCTCGGGTTTTAATTTGACTTTTAAGCTTAAAATTTTTTATTCAAAAACTTCATCAATTTTGCTTTCGGCGACCGAAGTAATTCTCCAATCGTGTTGAAAACCTTTAAACTTGTCGGTAACTTTCGCTTCAACATCGGTTACATTATAACCTCTAACAAGTTTTTCTTCTCTAATTTTTTTAATTTTTCCTGAGTTCTCGTCAATCAAATCGTACTGAACTTTTGCAACAAAATATTTTTCGTCCATAATTTTAATTTTATCTATGTCCCAAATAATCGTTCAATTTTGTCATTAAGTCAAGTGATTTTCCTAATCCGCCATCAATTCTTGGTTCTTGTTTGTCTTTTTTATCTACATCAATATTTTCGTCATATAATTTTCTATCATCTTTGTTAGAGTAAAGATATGCTCCAGGTGTAGACGGATTCATAACCAAGTCAAAACATATAATTTCAAAATCTTCTTGAACTTCGTTGTGTTCACCTTTTTTCGCC